GACTCATCGTTGCACAGGGAGATCCGGGCTGTCTGTCGCTTTTTGAGGCACTTTCGGAGCACCATCGATTGTTCGCGGAGCATTTGACGGCCGAGTATCGCGTGAGAACCGAGGGAAGAGGCCGGACCGTGGACGAGTGGAAGATCCGACCTGAGCAGGCGGACAACCACTGGCTCGACTGCCTTGTCGGCTGTGCCGTGGCCGCCGGCACTGTCGGCTGTGTGCTGTTCGGCACAGAACAGTTCAGTGACAAGCCCAAAAGTCGCGTGCGGCTTTCGAGCCTGCAGGGAGATCGCAGATGAACCCGGTGCCAAAAAAAACGTCGCAGACGCCCGGCATTGTTTGCCCTCGATGCGGCTGCACTCATTTTCACGTGATCTACACGCGCCCACGATCGGAATCCATTCTTCGCAGTCGACAGTGCCGCCATTGCGGGCGTCGAATCACAACTCGCGAAAGGCTGTGTGACTAGCCTTGTGGCTGAGTGAGCAAAACGCCACGCCCAGTTGCTTTGGTTCCATATGTGTAACATTTCTGCCGATTACAGATTTTTGCCGCAGAATTTTCGTCAGCTGAGGACCAATTCGCGTAGCTCTCCAGATAGGCAGCGTGTTGCTGCACAGGAGAGTATCAAATGTCAGACGAGATTGAGCAGTCGATTCGAGAGAATGCCCAGCAGCCAGCTAAGGCCGCGGGCGACTCCGGCAGCGTCGAGCAGCATGCACTCTCCGACCAGATCGCCGCCGATCGGTACCTGCAGGAAAAGCGGGCAGCTCGATCACGACGACTCGGACTCCGCGCCACAAAAATCGTTCCACCAGGAGCAGGCTGATGCTCGGATGGCTGCGACGCAACATTTTACAGCCGCAGAAGGATCGTACTGCCGGACGCCCGTCAAGGATCGTTCGCGCTAAGTACGATTCCGCGATGACATCGGACCACAATCGTCGCCACTGGGCACATGCTGACGGTCTGTCGGTAAATGCAGCAAACAGCGTGGAAGTGCGGCGAATCCTGCGAAATCGCTCCCGTTATGAAGTAGCCAACAACAGCTATGCTCGCGGAATCACACTGACGCTCGCCAATGACGTCGTGGGCACGGGACCACGGCTGCAGATGCTGACTGCGGATGGAGAAGCCAATCGCCGCATTGAACACGAGTTTCATCGCTGGGCAAAAGCTGTGAATCTCGCTGAGAAACTCCGCACGCTACGCATGGCTCAGGTACAGGATGGCGAGGCGTTTGCAATTCTGATCAGCAATCCAACGCTTCCAACAGCTATTCAACTGGACCTGCGATTAATTGAGGCAGATCAGGTCGCAACTCCATTTCGGGGATGGAATGATCCTCGCGAAACTGACGGGATCATTTTTGACGCTGCTGGCAACCCTTTTGAGTATTACGTGCTGAGGCAACATCCTGGCGAGAACGCCATCGGCTGGGAGTCTGATCGCGTTCCCGCAACATCTGTCGTGCATTTGTTTCGCGCGGACCGGCCTGGACAACGCAGGGGAATACCCGAAATCACATCTGCGCTCCCCCTGTTTGCAATGCTTCGTGAATACTCTCTCGCGACTCTCGATGCAGCCAAAGCTGCAGCATACTACGCCGGCATCATTTACACCGACGCTCCCCCCAGCGGAGAGGCAGATTCCATTGAACCGCTGGATCCCATCGAGCTGGAACGCAACACGCTGCTCACCATGCCCGGTGGCTGGCGTATGAGTCAACTCCAGGCGGAGCAGCCGACAGGGACTTTCGCTGACTTTAAAAGAGAAATCCTCAACGAAATCGCTCGCTGCCTCAACATGCCGTTCAATGTCGCAGCGGGCAACTCTTCATCCTACAACTACGCGTCCGGGCGACTCGACCACCAGACCTACTTTAAGTCCCTCCGCATCGATCAGTCCCGCATGGAACTGGTGGTTCTCGATCGCATCCTCGCGGCATGGCTCGACGAGGCTGTGCTGGTTGGGGATCTGCTGCCGGTTGATCAGGGCCCATTCATGAATTGGCCACATCAGTGGTTCTGGGACGGCCATGAGCACGTGGATCCCGCAAAGGAAGCCAACGCGCAGGCAACCCGCCTTGCCTCGCACACCACCACACTGGCAGACGAATACGCCCGTCGTGGTCAGGACTGGGAAACTCAACTGCGTCAGCGAGCGAAAGAGATCGCCTTGATGCAGGAGCTTGGATTGTCCCCCGTTTCCAGTACTTCGCAACCCGTTCCGGAGTTAGCAAATGACGAACTCAGTGAAGACCCCGTTGCCGCCGAATAGCAGTCGCGCACTGCAGCTGACAGCGGGTGGCTCGATCGAAATCGAAGCAGCAGCCGATACCTCTGGCACATCGCTGCCGCGGTTCCAGATGGTCGCCTACACCGGAACTCCCATGCGAGTGGCTGGCTGGCGACATCCGGTCGTGATTGATCTTGCTGGACTCTCCATCCCCTCTCAATCGCGCCCCATCCGATTTGGGCACGATGCTCTCTCTGGGGTCGGCCACACGGACGCGATTCGCGTGGAACAGGGGCAACTGCTCGCTTCCGGCGTCGTTTCCCGCGACACACCGGCAGCTCGGGAAGTTATCACCAGCTCAAGAAATGGTTTTCCCTGGCAGGCGTCTGTCGGGGCTTCAGTGGAAGAGTTTGAATTTGTACGGGAGATGCAGCAAGTGACAGTCAACGGAAAACAGCATCAGGGCCCCCTGAACGTCGTCCGGCGATCAACGCTGGGTGAGATCAGTTTTGTCGATCTCGGAGCCGATGGTGCGACCAGTGCCTCCGTCGCTGCAACTCACGCGGAAGGTGGCGGTGACAGCGGAGACTCGTTCGATGAAAGCATCGAGCCACAGGTGGTGTCGCATGCCGGATCGCCCGCCAGTGCCGCTGGCGCCTTGCTGCTGAGTTCACAGACACCTCCGATCCCCGCGTCCGATGCGATCGCCAGAATTCGCCTGCAGGCTGCCGGCGAACTCGACCGCATTGACGCCATCCGCCGGCTGTGCGATGGTCGCCACACGCAGATCGAAGCTCAGGCGATTCGGGAGGGCTGGGACGTTCAGCGAACGGAACTGCAGATCCTGCGGGCCAACCGCCCGGCCGCACCCGCCATTCATACGCCCGAACGCGTTGTGAATGCTCAGGTTCTGGAAGCAGCCTGTCTGCGGACATCTCGATCGCAAGTCGTGGAGGCTCTCTACGATGCTCGGACTCTCGAACTGGCCGACCAGCGATTCCGTGGTGGGATCGGGCTGCAGGAACTGCTGCTGGAGGCTGCATGGGCCAATGGGTACACCGGACGCAGCTTCCGGGACACTCGCGGCGTTATGCGAGCAGCGTTCGGGAAAGATGTTCAGGCCGGCTGGTCGACCATCGACATCGGCGGCATCCTGTCCAATGTCGCCAACAAGTTTCTGCTGGAAGGTTTCTTCAGCGTGGAGCGTGTCTGGCGGAATATCTGCGCCGTTCGCAATGTCTCGGACTTCAAGACGGTCACCAGCTACCGGCTGATCGGCAAGGACCAGTACGAACAGGTGGCTCCCGGCGGCGAACTGAAGCACGGGACACTCGGCAACGAAAGTTACACGAACAAGGCCGACACTTACGGCCTGATGCTGTCCATCGATCGCCGCGACATCATCAACGACGACCTCGGAGCGATCACCACCGTGCCACGCAAGCTCGGGCGAGGTTCCGGGCTGAAGATCAACGACGTGTTCTGGGCCATCTTCCTGAACAACGCGGCGTTCTTCACGGCTGGCAACAAGAATTACCAGACGGGTGCGGACACCGCACTCACGATCGACGGCCTGACCAAGGCCGAAGTGGCCTTCATGGATCAGGTGGACGGTGACAGCAAGCCGATCGGCATCATGCCGTCCGTGCTGCTGGTACCGACCGCGTTGTCTGCACTCGGCTCACAGCTCTTCAAGTCGGTCGAGCTGCGGGACAACACCGCGGGAGCCAAATTCCCGATCGCCAACCCGCATCAGGGCAAGTTCCGAGTGGAAGTCAGTCGGTACCTGGCGAACACCACGTACACCGGCAACTCTGCCAAGGCATGGTACCTGCTGTCCGAGCCGACCGACCTGCCGGTGATCGAAGTGGCATTTCTGAACGGTCAGGAGTCACCAACGATCGAAACGGCTGACGCTGACTTCAACGTGCTGGGCGTGCAGATGCGGGGCTACCATGACTTCGGCGTCGCTCTGCAGGATCCGCGCGGTGGCGTGAAGATGAAGGGCGAAGTCTGATCGTTCGTGAATCAGTCACTTCAGGGTTTTGAAATCCTTGCTTAACACAGGAGACCATAGTCCATGCCACAGTCC